TGCTGACAAACTGTGTGGTAGGAGTAATTGGATAAGGGTCCAAGGAGCTTGCTACTGCAGAGGCCTGCGGATAGGGGCGCAAAAGCAGTCGCACTATCAACTCCCCTACTTGACGCTTAAAGTCAGGGATGAACTTTTGCATCAGCAGCATCTGGTCACCGTCACCAATATCAAAGTAGCCAGAATAAATGTAAGCCTCAATTGCCACACCGTTGGCGTCTACACCATCTTCCTGGTTGTACAAATGGCTACGACCTGCTGTGAGGCCGTAGATTGTGGTGAGAGTGGCCTCGTTGTCCGCTGGGTCATATTCCGTGGCCAAGGGCTTCTCAAACGTACCAATGTCTGTCCATGCGGTGCGCGACATAGTGCCCACTGACCAGACGTTTTCCATGTAGTTGTACGTTACAAAGCGGTTGACATAGTCGCTGCTAAGGGACGGGTAGAACCACGTCACCTCGTTAAACTGGGTGTTGATGCCCACGTTCACGGCAGTGGCCTGTGCAATGTTCAGGTCTTCAAAAACGTAGTCCTGCACAGTGCAAGGAATCTTCTTGACCGTACCGTCAAACACAAAGAACGCGTCCTTGCTCATCCAGTACGCTACGCCATTTACGTCAGCAGACGCGTGGGGCGCGATGATGCCGCAGTTGGCACCCAGCTGCTGGAAGCCAAAAGTATAAGGTGGGCCAAGAAACTGTTGGCCATGAATGGATGTGTCTGTCCAAATCAAAATCTGGCCACGTGAACGCAGGGCCGAGACAATCTCGTTACCGTCCGTGAGCCGTTGTCCGCCGGCCGTGTTGGTTGCAGTAGCGACAAAGTCGTTGATGTCCTCTTGGTCAGAAAAGCGCACAAACATCGGGTCCTGGCTCGTTGGGTCCCCCAGCGTGGACTCCGTGCCAAAGCACACCAGGTGCCTGTCTGGCGTAGACACCAGCGCGTACTTGGATTTGGTGGGCGCGCCTGAGATGGCCGTGGCCCGCGTTCCGAGGCCTCCGCTTGGAGCCCACTCGTAGATGCCGCCATCCGCCAGCTGTAAAATTAAATTCTCACCAAAGTTGTCAAACTGCCAGACCCTGGCCAGCAACGACAACCCTGTAGAAGCCGGCCGTGGCGTGCCCCAGGTGCTCAAGCCCCAAGTGCCTGTACCCCAGCCAAAGTCTACAAAGCTGATGTCACTTCCGACGTTAATCTGGTAGGTCGCCGTGGCCGCGCCGGCCGTCGCTACCGTGGAGGTGGCTGGAGTTGGGGAGACAATGGTGTATGTGCCAGTGGTCAATACTTCTTGAATCTCAAACTCATTGGTAAGGCTGGCATTCGTGATCCCTCCTGGGTTTCCCGAGACGGCGCTAAAAGTAACAAAGTCTCCTTCATTTGCTCCGTGGGCCGTGTCATTGACAACGACTGTAGTGCTGCCGTTGGTGGTGGTAAAGGTACATGCCCCAGAGGCCCGAATGGGAGTGATGTCGGCCCACGCGCCACCATAGAAAGCATAGACCTTACGGTTTGTTCCGAGGGCCGCGTAGGGTACGCCGTCAAGCCCATTCCACGTGAAGATTTCACTGGCCGCGCCGACAAAGTTGACCAAGGTATTGCCGAACTCTGTCCACCCGCCCATTTTCTCTGGCAGGCCGTAGCGAAAGCGCACGTAGTCACCGTCCACCCAGCCGCCTTCAGCGCCGTATTCGGTATTCTGCTTGTCGATGCCGGGCTTTAAAAACAGTCGCAAGAGGGCCATTTTTAGCCCTTTGCTGCACGCATGTTGTCAACAAGATTAGGGTATGGGCGGCCTGCTTTCTTGGCAGCAGCTTTCGCGGCAGCTTTCTTTGCAGGCGTCAAAGCCTTGGGTTTTCCAATGCTTTTAGGGCGTTTTTTGTCCCAAACAGGCGTGGTTTTCATACGAGGCTCCAATCAAAGAAGTTTTGTGGTATGTGGCATTTTCGCACTTAACTCAGAAAAAAGAAACTTTGGCTCACTTGGAGGCCACGCCTTTAGTTTTCTCAAAAGATCGCATCCCAGCAATTCCCAAAATGCCAGACAAAATTACCCAGAGCTGGTCAGCTTCAAGTACGGGAGGAGGGTCCATGCCCACAGGGACCCAGCCCATGGCTTGCAAATATTTCCATGCCCACTGGAACAGCGGGTACAGCAAGAACTGGTACCCCATGGCCGCTACACCGATCCAGCCGATGGCAGGACGCCAGCCAGAAACAAACACGCTTGAGGACGCGGCCTCAACCTTGTTGACATCAATCTGGGCAAGATCGGTAGCCTGGTCAATGCGCTTCTCTTCAAGATCAAGTTTACGCTCTTCAAGCGCCATTTCCAGGCGCTCTTTGTCCGTGGTGATCAGGTCGCCAGCAACCTTACCAACAGCTTCAATGATTGATCCAACGCCAAGTAAGCTCATGCCAGGCCTTTCAATGTGCGGTTAATCCAGCCCTTGAGGAACTTAACCTGCACGGGGTTTTTGTTGCAAATCTCAACATACCGAGCAATCTTTGCCAAAGCGTAGGACTCTTTGAATCGTTGTCCATCCGTGATCTGGTTGAGTTTTTCGACTGTTTTGGCCCCAATGCCGCCATCGGGTGTGGCTCCAACAACCAACTGGGCCAGCTTGACAGCCATGCCCAGGCCTGCGTTGACACCGAAGTTAAAGATGCTGTTGGCTACTTCTTGATTGGTAATTTCGTTGCCGCGCATCTTGTCCCAGAACTCAATGCGGTAGAACTCCCGCACCATGGGTGTCAGAGAGCCGCCAAACTCTTTCTTGTCCACAAGCGCCCATCCTGGCCACTGTGGGTTCTTATTTCTGGCGATGCCTGCATAGGTCATGCCTCCCGTGTCGCCGGGTACTTCATGCAGGACGTAGCCGCCCTCATCACGCATCATCTGCTCAAATGCTGGTTCAAACTGTGCCATTATTCTTTGCTCCTTGAAAGCATGGACGCTGCAATACTAAGCATCGTTCGGGCCACTTCAATGTCTGGGGGCTCGTTGTCCCAGCCCACCGTAATCTGTCCGACAAAACGGCTTGGCTCCGGCGGTACGCTGACCCTACAAGTAAAGGTCACACCCTTGCTGATGTACCACAGGCCCATCTCAGACTGAGCTGTCAAGTACGGGCCGCAAGGGATTTCGTTTGCCATCAACTTAACGACGTCGGCGTTATTGCTTGCGTTCTGTGTAAACAGGCCAACGTCCAGCCCATCATTGGTTTTGTCCCGTCCGTCCTTGGCATAAGCACGGTGCAAGGTGCGTGTTCCAAACATGGGGTTAACTTTAAACACCGCCACAATTGTGGCGTTGGTGTGTTTAAACAAATGTGCTGCGGCGTCTTCAACACGTTCATGGGCAATGCTAGGCTGCTTTTGTGCCTCCTTGTACGCCCCAAGCAAGAACTCCTGGTTTGTCCACAAGAAGTACCCTGCGAAGGCCAGCACGGCCATTAGAACAAGCGCAAACAAGCGGAAAGGACTGTTGACGTAGGCAAGTACTTTGTCTACTGTGCTGTCAGGTGTTAACTTGTCCATGTCCGCTACTTCACATAGTCGCTCCCGACGCAGCAGGGACCGTCGTAATCTCAATCGCCACTGACTGGTTTAAGGCCAGTGGTTGTCCGCAATCGGCGCAGGTGTCTGCGTCGATTTCGGACTGATCCAGGTCGTAGCCGCACGCACCGCAGAGGATTTCTACGGCGTGTGCGGGTTCGATGCCGCCGTCAGGCAGCGTCCGTGACGGGCTTTGCAGCTTCATCGGTCTTTGCCATTTCGGGCATTGGAATTTGGGGCTGCACTTCAGCATGGACGGCGTTGACAATCTGGAACACTTCGCCATAAGGCTTAGTTGCCAGGTATTGCAAGATACCGTTCATGAGTTGCAGGCTTACTTTGACTTCTTCATTCATGGATTTTTCTCCAAAGCATCGCTGAAATGGGGCAGCGATGGAACCCCTTTAACATTATGCCGCAGGTGCAGCTGCCCAAGGTACGCCAGTAGCCGTAACAGGATTCTTCTGCAAAGCAATGTTAGCTGCTAGTGCATCTTCTGTGGCTTGCTTGTCAACACCATTAGCCCACACCCAATTCAATACTTCAGCCATAGTGACAGAGGCATAGGGAATTACTGGTGTACCAGCCGCCCATGAAGATGTTGAATAAACAGAGGCTGAATGCTTTCCATCTACTGCTGTGGCTTGCCAATGCGCTGTTTTCACATATCCATCAGAGGTTTGACGGTCAAGTTGGGAGATTGTCCAAGTGGTTGTCATGGTTTTTCCTTTTAAAGATTTGCGGCATCCAAACGTGCCTTGAGTGATTGAATTAGGGATTGTTGTTCAAAAGTCCAACCTTTGTATGGCTTTCCTTCACGAATTGCTTTGTCTACGCAAGTTTGATTAAAACCCATTTGTTTCTTTTGCTGAGTTCCTGCAATAAAAACAGTTTCCCCAGTTTCAATATTTGTTGCAATTACAGGTTTGACTTTTGGGTTTTCTTTACCAAATTTTGGTTTGTTTTTAGCAACATTACCAAGAACCGCATAAGAATGTAATCCGTTTTCAGATGCTGTAACCCATTCTAAATTCTCAAGGCTATTGTCTGTTTTAACCCCATTCTTATGGTTAACTTGTGGCTTATTGGATTCATTTGCAATAAATGCTCTTGCAACCAATCTATGCACATTTTGATTTGACTTTACATTGTCAACACAAAAAGAAACAATTAAGTAACCAGACGAACTTTTACATGGCTTAAGCAGTTTAGATTGAATCTTACGCAACCCATTATTGTGGGCATTGTTAGCATATCGCTCAATAGAGCGTACATTGCCAAGATTACTCACTTCATAGTGAGTTTCATATCCCGCACAAGGATGCCAGATTTCGGTCATTTTGCCTCCAACGCAACAACACGAGCCTCAAGGCTTTTAATCAAACCATGAGCCTCTTGTAAAGCCGCTGTTAATGTAGCGACCAAGAAGCTGGTGTCGATGCCTTGGTAGACAGGGCGGGTTTGTTCGTTACCTTCTTCGTCTGTGTATGTTTCAACACCATCTTTAGCGCCAGTAACGCACTGAGGCACAACTTCTTGCAATTCGTGAGCAACAAAGCCTTCACCGGAAGAACCGTCAGCTTTCCATGTGTATGTCACGGGCTTGAGTGTGGCGACCTTTGCCAAAGCACCAGTTATTGGTGCAATGTTTTCTTTTAGGCGGTAGTCGGAGCTGGTGTTGAAAGACGTTGCTGTATCGGAATAGCTAATTGAGCCAACAGCAGTTCCATTGAAATAAAAACCTATTGCGGTTGCTGTTCCGCTTGTTGATTTGTTGATGTCAATTCGACCAATGCCACTGGGACTGTAAATTGTTGTTCCAACACCTCTTGGTGTCGTAGTCCCCACCAGCAAGTTACCGCTGGAGTCGATACGGGCGCGTTCTGTTGAATCTGTTGCGAAGTAAAGCGGTTGTGCCGCACCAGTAATTAAAGTAATTCCACCAGCACCGTTCCCAAAA